GACCTTGGCCCAGGGGAACGTGACGCTGTCAAACGCCAGCTTGCTCACGGGCTTGGAAATGCCCTCGCCCACCCACCCCGTGGTCGATCCCGCTGTCTGCCGCGGGAACCGGATGTTGAACGGCACGCGACGAAAGCCGGCGATCTGCCCGAGGAACGTCATGGGCCGCAGCAGCTCGACGAACTCGCTCGCCATCAGCGTGTACTCGGCGAGCGGGTGCGCCCACGCCGGATCGGTCGTGGTGCCCGCCGCGATCGCGGCCTTGATGATCGTCTCGACTTCGGGCGTGGAGTCCTTCCAGCGTTTGCTGATTTCCAGCGCCTGGTGCAGATTGCCCTTCGCCAGCGCGAGCGCGCAGACGTAGCGCGTGAACGACGTGCCCTTGGGCAGATCGCGCACTACGCGGATCGGCTCGTGCGGCTTGTCGGGCAGCGGCACGAGCGGCGGCGCCTTGGTCGCCTGCACGCGCTGCAATTCCTCGAGGTTCGACAGTTGCTTGTCCAGGCCCGCAATTTCGGCCTTCGCTTCGTCGAATTCCTTTTGCTCCTGATCGGTGAAGGTGCGCTTTTCCGCCTCGGCGGCAGCGAAGACCTTCTCCATGCGCTCTACGGCCGCCTTTCGTGTGGCCTGCAGCAGCGCGATCTGTTCGGAAAGTTTCAAGTCCACGGTGGTGTCCTTGTCATGCGTGCACGCGGCGCCGTGCGGTTTGAAGTTCGATCTCGGCTCGGCGTCGATCGAGGAACCCCAACGCGGGTGTCGTGACGAGGTCGAGATCGTGCTGCGTGATGCCCTTTGCGAGTAGCTGCTTCCGGAGGGCGAGCGACTGCGCGGGGACATTCACAAGGGAAATTTCCAGCAGTTCCACCGACGTGTAGTTGAAGCCGGTGATCTGATCGGTTTTTTCGTCGCGGATCGGCGTCGGCGCGGCCAGCGATCGGAACCCGACCGACGCGGCGTTCACCATGTTTTCGGCGATCAGCTTGCGCAGCGTGTCGACGATCGTGCTGGTGCCCTCGGGCGCGAGCTTGATGCGCGCCATCAGTTGCTTCGCGTAGGTCCACACCTTTTCCGCGCGGCCGATGGGCGGCTCGCTGCTGCGGTGCTGCCACAGCACGACGGGGTTCTTGCGGTAGGCGTCCAGGTTCCAGGCGGCCGCCGGGATCACATCGCCCAGGCGGTCGGGCGCTTCGTGGCTTGCGGTGATGACCAGCTCGTCGGCGGACTCGGCGACGGCCTTCGCTTCTTTCAGGACCAGGTCCATACCCGCGCCTCCGTGATCGGAGGGCCGGATTTACAGACCGCTCGGCGGCCGACCCAGGAAGGCGAAGGACCTGGGCCGGCCGGGGCGGCGACTCACCGTCGCCCGTGCATCCTTGCTACTTCGGTTGCGGCCGCGGTGCTGGCGGATACTCGCGCTCGGTTTTCCCCGGGCGGTTGCGATCGCCTTGCATCGCGTCCCACATGGGCGCGGGTTTTACGGGATCGCGCGCCACTTGTCAACCGAAACAGGGCGTTGCCGGTCGATTCAGGGGATGTGTTCCACGTGGAACCCGTGTGCCTATTTGAGCCAGATTGGTGCGGTAGGCGACGCAGGCGCGCCAAGATGACAGGCGCGCGCGTATCCAGATTAGACTGTCGGCGCAACTAGGGGAGAGACCGGCCAGGAGATCAAACGATGAGCGCCGTCCCGCTGCGCGCGCACGCATCAAAGCGCGACGATCCGGACACCGAACAGCACTACCGATGGGACCCCGATCGTGGCGAGGCGCATCGCCCGTTCCGATTGTGGGACGCGACCGCGAAGAAAAACCTGCGCTGGCGCAACTACGCCGATCCGAAGCGCGCGCACATGGGCGCGCTGATCGAGTGTCGGTGGTCGGGCATCGGGCAGTCGATCGAAGTGTACGACGTGCGCACCGGCCGCTTGCTCGGCCAGTACACGCGGCGAGTCAACAAGATTCAATTCACCGGGGAGTGATCATGGGCGGCAAAAAGCGTAAGACAACTGACATACCGCTGGACGCGATCCCTCGCAAGAGAAAGGGCGAGGGCAGCGGCTACACCGACGAATTCCGCCGCAAGGCCGTCGACATGATGCGCTCGCAGTCGGTGAAGGTCGTCGCCGGCGCGATTCACGTGTCCGTGCCGACGCTGATGCTCTGGCAGCGGCAACTGGACCCGCTCGCCGACCTGCGCGTCGAATTGGACCAGGAGCAGCGCGTGCGCGTAGCGCGCCTGGAGCGCGCTGCGCTGGCCGTCGAGGTCGAAGGCACCCGGGGCCGGCAGCTCGCGGCGGCGATCCGCGCCCTCGGGACCGGCGCGCCGGGTTCAACTGCGGATCGCCGACGAGCAGCGCAGCGGGAAGTTCCACACAAGGGGCGCAAGGCATGACGCGCGATCTGAGCGAGGCCGAGCGCGCCAATCTGTACGCGGGGCACTGCCCGAATTGCGGCGGGGCCGCGCTGATCCCCGGGCCGCGCGGCGCCGCGTCGCAGAATTTCGAGTGCGCCGATTGTGGCGCTGCGTTCAATCGCCTGTCGCCTGATGCGGTCGCGCGATGGGGCCTCGATCAGGGCGGCAAGGTACCGCCGTTCGGCGAACAGATCAGGCCGCCGCGGATCGTTTCATGACCGCAGGCCCCGGGCGCTACGACGCCCTCGCAACCTTGGTCCGGAAACGTGCCAAAGCGCGCGCGGTGATCCTGGCGATTTTCGAGGGCGAGCGCGGCGATGGGTTCGAAGTGCAGAGCGACCCGATGCTGCTCGCGTCCCTGCCGACGATTCTGCGGAGCATGGCCGATCAGATCGAGCGCGACCAGCGCGGCGGCCCGCCGCTCGCGTCATGAAAGAAACTGCAGCGATCCCGCGGGCAGCTCGGGCGTGAGGTTCGCGCAGGCCGCGCCCTGGGCCATCGCCAGTGCGACGACGCCGTCGATCCGCGCCAGCGATTTGCGCTTCGCGAAGATGCGCGATCCCTGGCGGTCGGTTTCAACCACTGCGCTCGCCGCGTTCCAGGTCAGGACCGGATTGCGCACGATCGCGATGCGCTCGCCCAGGATCACCGTTTCGAGGTCCGTGATCGACTGCGGCATCCACAGCGCAGACTCAGGGGGCCGGCCGAAGCCTTGCGGATGTTCGACCAGCGGCAGCTCGCCCCGGCCCAGGACATCGAGCGCCGTGCGCAGGTAGGTCATCCGATAGCGGTCGAAGGCGATCGCGCGCACGTCCAGGGCATCGCACAGCGCGACCAGGCGCTCGGCGATCGGTCCGTAGTCCAGGGTTTTCCCGGGCACGCCGTGCAACCATCCCTGCCGCACCCACACGTCGTAAGGCACGCGATCGCGCGCCGCGCGCTCGGCCATCGTATCCGCCGGCGTCCAGAATTCCGCGCCCCCGATGTACTGCGCGGGATCTCCGGCCCGCACGCCGATCGCGGCGAGCGCGGTAAGGTCAGTCGTCGCCGACAGGTCGATCGCCAGGAACACCGGCAGGCCCGCCAGGATTTCCTCCAGCGGCTCGGCGCGATCGCGCTCGCAGCGGCGCCACGCATCGCCCGAAATCCAAGGCGACGCGGCGTCGGTCCACTGGCAGAAGTGCAGGCGCCGCACGGTCGATTCCTTCGCCGGCATCCCGCGCGCCTCGTGCACCTGGTCGCGGATGTAGCCGGCCTGCACCGACAGGCCCAGGTTGGGGTTGGTTTTTAACCAGCAGGCTTCGTCCTCGAAAGGTTCGTCGTCCTTGTCGAGCGAGCAGATAAACGAAAAGAAGCGCGCGTCCTCGGCCATGCCCTGGGCGACGCGCGCGCCGTAGTCGTGGTAGCGGAAGCAGACGCTGTTGCGGTCGGTGCCGCTGTTGGTGATCATGAAAAGGAGCGGTTGCCGGCGGCCCTTGAATCCGGCGCGCAGCATTTCGATCACCACGTCGTCCTTGTGCTCGTGGATTTCATCGACCAGGGCGCAGTGCGGCCGCGGGCCGCTCTGCCCATCGTCGCTCGCGATCGCCCGAAAGAACGACGACCGGAACACCATGTTCCACGCGTTCTTGCCGCCGATCTTCTGCACAACGCGATCCAGCTCGGGCGACAGATCGACCATCGCCACAGCGTCGCGGAATAGCACCATCGCCTGGTCTTTCTTCGTTGCGGCCGCGTAGATCTCCGCGCGCGATTCGTTATCGGCCACCAGCATGTAGTGGCCGATGCCCGCGGCGAGCGGCGACTTCCCTTGTCCCTTGGCCGCCTCGATGTAGGCCACACGAAATCGGCGGGCGCCCGCATCATCGACCCACCCGAACAGCGACCCGACGATGAACGCCTGCCATTGCGCCAGGTGGAACGGCACGCCCTCGAATTCGCCGCCGTTCAGGCACAGCACTTCGGAAAAGAATCCCAGGACGCGCCCGACGAGCTCGCGGTCGAATTGGTAGGGAAAGCCCGCGGTGCGCTGGCGCTTCAGATCGGCCAGGTGGCGCCGCGCCGATGCGCGCACCAGCGGCCCCGCCACCATCCGCCCGCGATCCACGAGGGCCGCGTATTGCGTGACAGGATCACGCGCGGGGCGGCCGGCTTTCCTCATTGCGGCTTATCCGCATTGCGGATAGACTGCGCGAATGCCTACCAACGGAAAACTCCCGCGCTTTCTGCGCCAGATCACGCCCGCCGACGTCGCCCGCGCTCGGGCGCGCGCCAACATGACGCAGGCCTCCGCGGCGGACCTCGTTCGCCTGGGCAGCGTCGCGCGATGGGGCGAGTACGAGGCCGGCATCCGCACGATCGACGCGGCGCGGTTCGAACTGTTCCTGCTGCTGACGGATCAGCACCCGGATTTCCGCCTGTCAAAGCGTCGCTAGACCGGAAGGTATTTCATCGCCACGGCGATTTCGCGTTCCAGGTGGCGCAGCGCGGCGTCGCCCTCGGTCTTCGCGGCTTCCTCGAGGAAATGCAACCGCCCCGCGATGGCGTCCAAAACCTCCGTGCGCGTCGCGGGCCGGCCCTCGGCCCACCAACTGACGTTCGTCGGCGGGCCTAGCCGCATCAGGACGTCGGGCAGCACCGCGCTCACGCGATACGCTTGAAATGAATTGCACGAGTAGATCGCCTGCGCGCCAGGATTCCCGGGCAGCGATCCGAACGGCACGCGCGAACCCTCGGGCAGATTCGCCGTGCGGTATTGCGCCTTGGGCCGCATCAGGAACGGGCACGCCTTGACGGCGTACTCGGCGCAGTCGAGGTGGCTCGGCGGCTCGCTCGTGTTGCGATTCACGACGCACATCGGGCCGATCACGAACGCGAGGAACCGCCCGAGCTTTTCGCCGCAAATCCAACACCGATGATCGCGCAGCGCGACCGCCTTGCGCGATGGCTCGACAACGCGGAAATCATAGGCGCCGTTCACCTTGGCGACGAACCAGGGCACGGGATACCCACGCGGATCGACGGGCAGCTTCGCGATGCGTGGAGTCAGCGGCGGCAGGCCGCGGCGGATTTCGGTCACGGGTAGCTCCTTTCAGTGGGGCACGGTTGCGACGATCTGCGTGATGACGAGCAGCGCGGCCGCGAGCGCGACGGCGGCGCCGCAGATCGCGCCGAAAAGAAACCCCGTCGATCGCGGGCACTCCCGCCAGAAGAAAACGAACGGCGCCGCGAACGCGGCGAGGCCCTGCGCTACTTGTCCAGGTATTTCGACAACTGCCCGCCAGCGTCGCGCTCGCCCAAGTCGATACGGCCGCGCGAACTCGGCGTGAATCCCATTTCCGCCGCGAGCGTTCGCATCGCGTCGGTCAGCCGGCGGATTTCCTTCAGGTAGGGATTCACGACCATCGTGCGGCGATCGCCCGCGCGCACAATCGGGTGCGTGCCCGTCGCGTTCCACGTGCGAATCGCTGCGGTGCGCGCTGCTGCCAGGACCACGTAGCCCTCGATCAAGCCGCGATCGCAGCGGGTCAACAGTCCCTTGGGCGCCGCCTGCAGGATCTCGGCCCATTCCGACCGCTGCTCGTCGTTCAGGTGATCCGGCGCGTCCCCGAGCTGATCCGCCGGCGATGGCTCGGCGACCGGCGCGCGATCCGGCCGGTATGTCCCCTGGACCAATTTCAGGTGCGTCGGTTTCGGTTTGCGGCCTTTCATCGCGATTTCGATTATACGCCATGCGGATAACCGTTCACAGTGGCGCGCGCGCGATCGCGGCGGCGCGATCGCCGGCGCGGCGGCCCGATTTCGGCGGGAGCGGAAAAATCGCCATTTTTGCCAGATCGCGCACGGCGGCGCAGCCCCGCTGGCGGCCGCG